AGTGTAGGCAGACACAGACGGCCAGTCTTCGGCGTTCTTGTTGACGTAACGCCAACTTGAGTTCCAACGAGCAAGAATATTGTCGAATGTTACTGTGGATATTGTTGGTATGGACGATCCATTTCCCATTGGTATAGCCTCACCGAATGTGCCAGTACCAATCCGTGTGCGCACAAACCTGCAGTTGTCGTGAGAGTATGCGAGGTACTGGGTTGAATCTAACGCGGTGCTTAGTGCTGCCTGAACCGCGTTGAACGGTGCATACATGTCAGCGTCGTCAGGTATCTCTACCGTTTGAGTTACTTGGAATGATATGATTACTGTTTTTGTCATTATGTTTTTCTCCTAGAAAAAGTCTATTACTGAATCGTAGTTACGCACAGCATGCGCATCTTCATAGCTGTTGTCCACAACAGATGGTTTACCCCAGTCGCATTGGCACAGGATACGGTCGACACTACAGAACCAGCACGCATCACAGTTGTTGCAGAAGTCGGCTTTGTCAATGTTCCACTCGTCAATGTACTCGCTCGACTCGCAAGTCGCGCAATACCACATCTCACCCCACACCTCATTGCCTTCGTCATCTAGATACGTGCAATCCTCAACAAGACTTTTGCCAGCGTTACTGGGATAATACAACTCGTCACTAGGGGAAGAATACTTTTCCCAACCAGACGAATACATACCGCTACCACTATACGAATAGCGAGACTGAACATACGAATTGTTAGACCACCACACGCCATCAACCCAGTGACCCAGGTTCTCGTTAATGATATAATGATTATTCTGAACATCAGGGTTAGCAGACAAGAAAACAAGTTTAGAACCAGCCGCGAACTTAGCTAACTTCTTACGTTGTTTCTTAGAGTTAAGGATAGAAGCACCACCCCACTGAGGCAACATATCTTCGGCAAGGATACGAGTATCACTACGACCACCAACAGATGGAATAGGCAGCATGCCATTGTGAGCCATAACACTAAGCGTGTCCTTACCAAGTTGGAATGGGTGACAGTTGTCAACCGTAGTGCCACCATGGGTGGTGATACGGGAATGGAACAACGCAGGGCCACTATGAATAGCGCGTTGCTGCATGAACGACTCTAAGACTTGGTTGTAGTTAAGACCATTACCCCTAACAATGCTAGTGCCAGCATGGATAGCGAAACCAAACCCGTCAGGGTTATTGGCTGCACCAACTGTAAGTTGGTCGATGTCGGCGGTTGTGTATTCATTCATGAAAGTCAAGAGACACATGCTCAGACCCCTTTCTCTGTTGCGTATGTACTGAAGGCTTTGTACCCGTTTGTTTCTGCAAACTGACGGAACTTATCCCAATCGGAAGACGCTTTGATATTTATATTGTTTCGTGTTGCGACACTGAACTCCGCAACAGCATGCACAGCCTCAACCCGTGCTTTCATAGTTAGAGGGCGTAAAGTGCCCTTGAAAAAACGTAACTCAACAGTTTGGCTAGGTTGCAAGTTGATAGCAACATACCGATCGTTGTTGATGACACGATTCCTAGTGATAGATGAACTAGTACGGAACGACTTGGTGTAGTTAGCCATGTTCTCTGCTTCCTCATCAGTCCATCGTGAATAGGTAGATGTGGAACGACCCGCAAGTTTACGCCACTGCTCGCTGTTGTTGTGGAACACAGACAAGAAACGATAGAACGAACTTTCACGACCATTAAAGAAACCACGGTTGATGTGAACATGCAAACCACAAGTCCTAGTTTGTGCAGAACGCATACCCAACTCAGATAGTTGCTTAAGACCGTCAAAGTTAAACACCGAGTCAATATACTCACGACTGAGGGGGTGAGATACCATCTCAAACCCATCACTAAGTGAGCCATCATGCTTCAGATAGCACTCTTCTTCGTACAATTCATTGGCTAATTCGGCACCATCATTGACGCTACAATTAACCGCTTCCATCTCCAACTCAAAACCAGTAACACTAGTGTGAACGGGCTCGCTGTAAGAGGTCTTACGTGCCCCAAGCGAACCAAGAAAGAACGTAGGACTAGGACGGTAACTATAGTCGTTAATCAAACCTGAACTCTCCTCAGTGCAATCGGAACAACCATCTTCATCCCTGTAGTAGGAATCATGGTCTTCACACCATCCATAGTTATCCTCACGACATGATTCACACACAGACGTAGACCATGTGACACTAACCATTTCATCCTCGTGACATCTGAAACCACACTCGTCGCAATACACAAACTGTGGTTCACAGTCAGTACACATCCACACAGCATGACCATCCTCAACACGTTCATGTTCTGCACGATGTATATAGTTGCCATAGTATTGTGAACCAGTGGAGTTAGGGAATGCACTAATTTCACCATCAGCAAGAACGAACCAATCGCAACAGTGAGAACACTCAACATCAGTAGGTGGAAAGTCACGTTCATGACCCATCCTTTCAAGTAAGTCACTAGTGGTACGGGAGTACACATAGAACTCCATCACACTAGATGTAACCCAGTTCTGCATGAACTGGCTAAGATAATAAGCATCACCTCGTCGGGTGTCTGTTATGTTATATACTGTCATTTTATTTACCTCTTTCGCAGGTGATTATTTTTTGTTTAGATTTCCGTTGATATCGCAAAGATTACGATCGAATATAGGACTAATAAGCCAAGTCAAACCAATATTATTGGCACGCTCAAACGTATGCAAATCCTCCATATCCACATAAGTTAACTGACCAGTCGTAGTATGAACACACTGCCAAAACGCAGGGCTAACCCCACCTTTCCGTGCACGCTCAACACAACGGTTCAAATCATTATCGTACGGCTTCTTCATATTGTTATCCTTATAGTTTGGTGCAACAAATCTTGCACTAGTTTGGTTGTTGTCTTGTGTATGCAAAATAATATTACTCGTCATCACCGAATCCGAACATTTCGTCATCAGTAACAAACTGGTGGAATGTGACAGCGTTATCATAACGATGGCACTTATCTATATCGAGGCGGTCAATAGCGTTCTCAAGCCACCAAATCATGCGGTCACGAGCAACCACACGCATGGGAACAACAAAACGCAAATACAATGCAGTACGCTTATTCATTACTTCACATCCTTAGATGCACGCACAGACACACGATGAGTCGAGCCATACTTAGGAACACGAATCGCAGACCAACTCGGAATCGATTCCGAGTCGAGAACAGGAACATCGTCGATCAAGTCAAACAACGCCGACTCGACCCTATCCCAATCTCCCTCCACAACTCTATGAACTTCAAGCATGAACGCTTTGGTGTCCGAATACGGAACACCGTTGATGGATAATGTAGACATAATAAATATGCCCTTTCTGTTAACTCCATTAGTGGAGAGTCATGCCCACGAGCCGAAACCCGTGGACACTCACCCAACTAGTGATTACTTACTTGTAAGAAACGCAAACTCACGCTCAAACGCCCTGCGAGCATAAGCACGCAACAACGACGAATCCAAAGTCTCAAGCCAGCCCTCCCACTGAGCAAACACAAGTTTCGCATCGGCATGACCCGAAGACAGAAACTCTGCATACTCAGTAGCAAACGACTGTGAACTCAAAGTAACAACGTCAATATCAGTGATAGTGATTTCGTTCATTATCCAATCCTCACAACAATAGAAGAATCAACAACACACTCCAACGACTCAGTGCCCTCATCAGCAAGCACACAATCATTAGACAATGCAAGCAACAACTCATAGTAAGCAGTTGCCTCATTCAATAGGGTTTCATTAGTAGGCATGGTTAGCCCTTTCTGTTATCTGATAACTCATCAGTACGGTTAAACCCGTAGACGCCACACGGCGTTTCTGTTATCAAACTCGGAATCAGTTCCGAGTCACTTCAACCCAAGAGCCGAAATGATTTCATCACGCATAGCCTTAGGATAAGCAGACAAACGCTTAACAGCGTCAGCCCTAGTAAGAGTAACCGCAACACTAGGAGCAGGCTTCTTATCCGACTTAGCACGCTGTCCAGCAGGAGCCCAACGAACAAACTTTGCAATCTCGATATACATGTAACGAGTCTCAGACAAGTAAGCCAAACGAGCAGACTCATACGAACCATACTTTTTCACTGCCCTAGTAATAGCGCCGAGATACTTATCAAAAGCACCCAACGAATAATCAGTGATGCGCTTATCATCCGACGAATAATGCTTGTGATACTTAGCAGGAGTATCACCACGAGCAACCATGTCAGAATGACGCAAGCACCACTCTTCCCAAAACGACAACTCGCCTTTCTTGTTAAGCAAATCTGCTTTGCGTGATGTGTTCCATGCGGTAAGTCCGCTTGCCTTGTTAGTAGCCAATGTATTTCCTTTTGTTAGAAACTCGGAATCGGTTCCGAGTCGTACTGACCATAGCCCCACCTCATGACAAGGTAGAACTATCCTCAGGCGTTGAGCCCTTGTACCTATTGTTTCTGCGTTGTATCTACGCGTTCCTGCCCTTGTGCTGTATGGGTGTTGGGGCTTGCAAACACATGGACTAGGGGGAGTGCGGCCCCCCATGCCCCTTCACTTATAAGGGACTCTTCTTGTGCAGGGCGAGGGAGATCACGGATAGGATCTCTGGACTTTTGGTTTGGAGGGGGCCCCTTGTTTTGTTTGGGACTCCTGGGCCTTATTTTATATGGGTCCCCATAGGGTTAGCAGCCCCATTGAGGACCTCTATTTTGGTTATCCATCCTACAGGGATGTGGTTAATATCACCTACTGTTTTGGGGTTGTCCCCCTCGTAGGTGAATATGGTGCCTACTACGGTGATGTAGTGTTCTTGACAATTGGGCCAGTATCTGCCTAGTGTGACTGCAACGTCATCTTCTGTCTGGTAGTCGTCGACGTCATGCCAGCCACTTGCAGGGCTGTATGCGTCTCGCCAGGTTACTCTGATTTCACTCCATGGCTGTATATGCGATACTTGGTTGCTTGACACTTGGTTCCTTTACATGATCGGGGATCGTCTTGGGGACTCCCCCGATGTATCTGCGATACCAGGTTGAACCGCCTTTAGGGCGGTTTTCCGTTTACCCCCCCTATAGTCCCCCCCTTTGTTACCTGAGAATCGTTATCATTTTAGGTTACGAATACAGCCTTAAGGTATGAGAGAAGAACTGGTTTTAACAGCACCTCAACAGAAGTATCTTGACTGGCTTTGCACGCCCCCGATGGAGCGTCAGCCTGGGTCTAAGATGAAGATGGCTGTGGAACTCGGTGTTGATGTGAAGACTATTCGCCGTTGGGAGAAGAAGCCTGCTTTTCGTGAGCAGTGGCAGGAACGGGTGGATGACATCCAGGGTTCTCCTGAGCGTACACAGGGTGTTTTAGATATGTTGTATACGAAGGCTATGGATGGGGATACGAAGTCGGCTCAGTTGTATCTTCAGGCTACTAATCGTATGGCTCCGCCTACGATTGAGTTGAAGAATGACCGTAAGGCTGCTGAACTGTCGGATTCTGATTTGGATGAGTTGATTGTGGCTTTGGCTGCTCGTGAGAAGGAATCTAGGTCTTTGCGGGTTGTGTGATGGAGTTGGAGGATTGTGAACGTTGTGGTGAAGAGTACCCCGTCGCGTGGGGTAAGTGTCCTAGCTGTGGTGGTGGCGATCGTCCTAGCTTTAAACTTGATAAGGATGATTCTTGGAGTTAACTGAACTACTCAACGAGCGTGAGTGGAGATTATGTAAGGGGCCCGATGATGCTACGGAGTCTGACTTGGCTGATGCGTTTGAACATTTTTGTTCTTCGTATTGGTTTATTCGCCATCCTGAGCGTGGGCGTATTTTGTTTGAGATGCGGGAAGCACAGCAGGAGACGGTGTATGCTTGGATAGCTAATCGTAATAGTATTGTGCTTAAGGCTCGCCAGATTGGTTTTTCTACTTTGGCTTCTGCTTTTGCTTTTTGGGAGGTTTTCTTTTGGCCTGACCGTTTTGAGGTTATGCTTTCTAGAACTGAACGTGAGGCGGCTAAGTTGCTTCAAAAATCTAAGTATGGGTATAAGATGCTTCCTGATTGGATGAAGCAGCGTGGGCCTGCTATGGTATCTGATAACCAGTTAAAGATGGTGTTTGCTAATGAGTCCGCGCTGGAGTCTTTACCTAGCGGTAATGATCCTGCGCGTGGTGAATCGGTGTATCGTGTTATTATTGACGAGATGGCTTTCCTGCCTAACAGTGAGGAGGCGTGGGCTTCTATTGAACCTATTGCTGACGTTGGTGGTCGTATTATTTGTTTGAGTACTGCCAAGGGTGAGGGGAATATTTTCCATCGTTTGTGGGTTGGTTCCCAGAATGGCACTAATGACTTTAAGGGTATTTTTTTTCCTTGGTCTGCTGGTGACCGTGATGAGAACTGGTATGCGGCTAAAAAGGCGCAGCTTCCTGATTGGCAGTTAGCTCAGGAGTATCCGTCGGATCCTGATGAGGCTTTTGTCCGTTCGGGTCGCCCTGTGTTTGATCTTGATGTTCTTAGGGCTTTGGAGCTTGTTGACCCAATTAAGGGTACCTTGTTGGGTATTGAGCATTACGAGTTCCGTGCTGATGGTGGTCCTTTGTCTGTGTGGTCCGAACCTGAGCATGGCCAGGTATATTGTATTGGTGCTGACGTTGCTGAGGGCCTTGGTCATGGTGACTATAGTGTGGCTCATGTTATTAATGCTAACACAGAAGAGGTTGTGGCTATGTGGCATGGCCATATTGATCCTGACTTGTTTGGGTCTGATGTGTTGTATGATTTGGGTGACTGGTATAATGGGGCGTTGATTGGCGTAGAATCTAACAACCATGGGTTGACAACGCTTAAGGCGTTGCAACGTGAGGGTTACAGGAATATCTATAGGCAACGTCGCTTGGCTCAGCGCTCTCCTCAGGCTACTGAGGTTTTGGGTTGGCGTACAACGGCTTCTTCTAAGCCATTGGCTATTGACGAACTGGCTAAGGCTTTGCGTGATTCTGATTTGACGTTGTATTGTGATAAGACTGTTGCTGAGTTGCGAACGTTTGTTCGTGAGGATAATGGCAAGATGCATGGTTCGCCTCATGACGACCGTGTAATGTCGTTGGCTATTTCTAATCAGATGTTGAAGCATGTGTGGTTGTCGGAGTATTTGCCTGATTTGTCTCCCCCAAAGTTCTCTTTTGACTGGTTTGCAAACCAAATCACTCCTGAAAAGAAAGAAAAATTGTCAATTGGCAACTTTAACATTCGCTAAGTAACGATACATCTATAGGTATGGCCGTATTCGTGTGTGAACAGTGTGAATCTAGATTTGTTGGCGATGGTGTACCCCGTCGTGGTTTGATATGTTTTAAATGCCACATCCAAACAATTAACCTGGGTTTCACTTACGGCAAGGAAAACTTCCATGGCGACACTATTAAACAGCGCCAAGACAAGATTGTTGCTGACGCTGCAGCTAAAGGTATCACGGCTGAACCCGTGACTAATTGGAGTTAACACATGTGGTGGGTTCCTATTGTTGTTGCTGTAATTACTGGACCAGTGGTTGTTATTTTACAGAAGCTTCGCAAAGAGAACACCGATCAGCATGCGGAATCTAGATCCCTGTTGGAGCACCTGGTTATCAAGGTGGATAAAATGGATGATAAATTGGACGAACATATCAATGACCACTTCAAGGGGGTAGCGTGAACTATAAGGACGCATTTCGCAGGGCAGTAGCAACATTCATTTTTGGTGTTTCAACTGCTCCCGTTTCTAGCGCAATATTCGAAGTTGACGCATGGAAGTTCGCAGCAGCAGCTGGTTTCACCGCTGTGTGGAACCTTGCTGTACGGTACGCACAGGCATACCTCAACACTTTCCCTGAGTCTGAATAATGGCTAGGGCAACAAACGCCAGTGTTCTGGCGATGTACCGCAAAAAGATTGAGCATACTAAGAAGTGGCGTAAACAAGAAAAGTACGATAAACTTTGGCGTCGCATGATTGACCTGTATAAGGGTAAACATTTTGCTGATATGTCGCAAGAGGATCGTATGCTTGTAAATATTTCGTTTGCAACTGTCAACGTTATTGGGCCTAGCGTCGCTGTTAACCACCCCAAGATTACTGTATCTGCACGTCGTCCAGAGGATGGCGACAAGGCTATTATCACTGAAGCCATCATTAACTATTGGTGGCGTCATTTTGATTGTCAAAAGCAAATGCGCCGTGCAGTGGATGACTACCTTATTATGGGGCATGGCTGGCTTAAAGTAGGTTATAGGTTTATCGAAGAGGAACGTCTTGCTAAAATCACCACTGAAGAGAATGGCGAAATTGCTGATCCTCAACAGGGTTCTTCTTCGGAAACAAACCTAGTTGTTATCGAGGACCGTCCATTCGTGGAGCGCGTATCTCCTTTCGATGTGTTTGTCGATCCTGATGCTACCAGTGTTGACGATATGAAATGGATTGCTCAACGCATCCGTCGTCCTATGACCGACGTACGCCATGATCCTCGTTATGCCCGTCAGGCACGCAATGACTGTCAGGCAAGCACATACAGCAAGTGGTCATCGGAAGATGGCAAGCCACGCCAGTCTAAAGATGAGAACGACGCGTATGTGGATGTGTGGGAATACTATGATGTTAAGCGTCAAACGATGTCTGTATTTGCAGATGGCGGAGAAGCTTTCCTGATTAATCCTATTAAGATGCCATATGCTTTTGGTCATCCTTTTGTGATGCTACGCAACTATGATGTTCCTGAGCATTTCTACCCTATGGGTGAGTTGGAAGCTATTGAACCTTTGCAGTACGAGTTGAATGCTACGCGTTCACAGATGATGAATCATCGTAAGCGTTTCAGCCGTAAATGGCTATATAAGGAATCAGCGTTCGACCAGGATGGTCGTGCAGCGTTGGAATCTGATGAAGACAACGTAATGGTTCCTGTAGTATCTGACGAACCATTGGGTGGTGTCGTGTCCTCGATGCCTGCCATTGTTAACCCTCCAGATATGTATAACGTATCAGGTCTTATCCTCCAGGATATTGACCGCATCAGTGGTGTTGCTGAGTTCATGCGTGGCGGATCTTCAGAGATCAGCCGCACAGCTACAGAATCTGCCATGATGCAGGACGCTATGAACGCACGCACAAGCGACAAACTTGCAGAGGTGGAACGCGCTATCGCTTCTGCCTCCAAGCGCCTTATTGCGCTTGCACAGCAGTACATGACTGGTGAACATGTTGCCCGTGTTGTTGGTAGTTCCGCTATGCCTATCTGGGTTAACTTTGATCGTGACTACCTGATGGGCGAGTTCGACTTTGAGGTTGAAGCTGGCTCTACACAGCCTGTTAACGAATCATTCCGTCGTCAGATGGCTTTGCAGATGGTTGACGCCATGGCTCCTTTCGTTGGTGCTGGTGTTGTCGACATGGCTGCCCTTGCTCGTCACGTACTGCAGTTTGGTTTTGGTGTTAAAACACCTGAAGCTTTCCTTGCTGCACCACCACCGCAACCTGGCATGGAAGGCGAATTACCACCTGAGGGTGGTATGCCTCCGCAAAGTGCACCTATGGAAGGTGGGCAAATGCCACAGCAGGAAGTTCTTCCTACTGGCGGCATGCCACTCCCTAGTGATATTCCTCCGCAAGTTTTGGCTGCTATTGCAAACCAATCTGGCGGTTTACCAAACATACAAATGTAACGAACAACACCTACTATTAGAGCAACCAATTTGGACTCTGGAGAATTATGGATACCGAAAATTTTGATTCCGAAATCATGGACCCCATCGATTATGATGGACAAGTCGATGGGATGGATGAAGCAGCCGATTATGAATCGGACCTAGAGTATATCGATGTTGACTCTTATGCTGACAAGTATGTCAGAATAACTGTTGATGGAGAAGAACTTGAAGTTCCTTTTAAAGAGGCGGTTTCTGGTTATCAGCGTCAAGCGGATTATACCCGCAAAACGCAACAACTTGCTGAAGAACGTCGTGGAGTTCAATTTGCACAGGCAATCCAACAAGCGTTGGACAATGACCCTAATGCAACTATTGATTTACTGAAAAACCATTATGGTCTTAATAACGTGGATTCCTTTGAAGAGGATGACATTTTTGCAGATCCAATGGAGAAGCAGTATCGCCAGCTTGAAAGTCGCATTCGTTCCTTTGAGGAACAACAGGCGATGGGAGAGTTGGAAAACAACATTTACAATCTACAGCAGAAATACGGCGAGGATTTCGATGCAAACGAAGTCGTGGCACAAGCATTAGCTTTGGGGACAACCAATTTGGAATCAGTTTACAAACAAAGTGCATTTGACCGACTTCACGCACGCGAGCAGGCACAACGCCAGGTACAGTCACAGAGAGAGCAGCAGGAACAAAAGATTGTTCAAGCTAAGCGTTCTGGTGGTATTGTAGCTGGAGGTTCGTCTTCTCAGGGGACCTCGGTGGATTCAC